GTATTACCGCCATAGGCATATGATCTCTTGGTGAATCCACCTGCGGATTTTCTATATACTTCCCAAGTTCCCATTACCCGCCCCTAGGTCCGGCAAGCCCAAGTCTCCTCAGAGTCTCTTCATCACCCTGTCCGTTAGGGCGTGGTGATCCGGGTGGAACATTAGGTCCACCCTGTGGGGTGGGCATAGGCGGGGGTACACCCATCATTGCATTGGGCATAACCGCAGGATTTGCAGTTGGGGGACCACCCCCTCCGGGTACTGGAGTACTACCGTTTGGAGATGGCCCCGCTTGTGGCATCATACTCTGCATTCTCATCATCTGCTTCTGTTGAAGTAGATACATAAGCTCACCGTAGTAGAACTGTGCCAGATCGGGGCGACCCCTATTTTCAGTAGCAGACAGTATTGTCCACAGGGAGGCTTCAGGCAGCATTCTTTCAGCCATCTGCTCCTTGATAGAGTCTTCTATTGAGTCTGCATCCTGTAGTCCGAGTATCTTATCTCGTACATATATATCTGATAGTAACGGGGTTGGGCCTTCTCTTGCCATCTGTGCCATAGACATGCGGGACATATCATCTTCAGGCAACTGGCTGACTATCCTGATCTCAGGCATTCCTGCCATATGGATAGCATCAGGCTCTACTGTCTCCGAGAAATACATCCTGTTCTTATCCCTGCCTGAAACACTTATCGGGTCATAAGAACCACTGCCATACTGATCACAGATAAGAAGTGTTATCTGTGTGTAGGCATCTTCCATAGCCGTGATCCTAGGCGAGAGGATTGTATCTATACCCTGCCTGAGAGTATTGATTGCGAATCCCGATAGCTGGAACTGCAGGTCACCATATACCGAGTGGGGAATAGCACCACGCTGTAGTTCTCCTGCAACAAGTCCCATGAACGCACCAGTCTCCTTGGCTACTTCCATGAGTCCCAGAGGCTGAACATCCTCACCCTGACCAAGAGCGACCTCGGCCCCTGCCTTGTAAGGGTCTTCATCAAGGGTCTTCTGTCCATCTCTGGACATGATCTTGATTCCCTGCTTCCTAGATCGGGAAACCATCTCCATCATGACAGACATAATGAAGTTGTGGTTCTCGTACAGTCCCCTGTTACTGGCAAAGACAGACTCACCGTATTCGGCAATCGTATCCTTGCGGGTCTGGTTGTCTATATTCTGGATGAGTGGCTGTGGTCCAACCATGCCTATGAATACAGGAACACGGTTTGCACCGTGAACGGTGGCGGACTTCAGAATCCTGTCTCCAGTGCAGACAATATTATGTTCACTGTCATAGAAGTCATAGACTTCTACAGGAAGTTCATCATCCTGTGCTTCAAGTTCCACACCATACTGGGAGAGAACCTCTCCCTTGGTCTTCTGAATCTTGTAGCATGCCCAGTCAAGTCCTTCCTCCCCCTCGCACCAGTAAGTATGCATGGCATCCCAAGGAGTGATATCTATCTGGGTCTTTCCCTCACTGTCCTTGTGCAGTAATGCTCTTCCTGCATACCATCCACGGAGAGATATGAACCAAGCTATCTGCTCTCTGAGAGAGGGCTGAAGTCTTCGCCTCAGCCTCTCATCAGCACCAGTGAGAACTCCTATGAGGAACTTCTCCTTGGCATCATTCATCTCACGGCGCTCACGGGTTTCCTCTATGTTGGGAATACGGATCGTGAGTTCCGCAGCAGCGAGCCATGAGACTATCTTGTCGGCATAGGTTCTCGGCTCATTGGACGTATATGACTCATACCCGTCACCTGCATCGTAATCAGTAAGGGTATACAGATCATAATCTTCCTGCATCCTAGCCCTGAAGGGATAGGTGGAATCATAGTGGTCATCTACGAGTCTCGAGATTTGATCTGCTGTTCTAGCTACCAATGGCGCACCATAATCTTATTGCGGTTGGCTACATATCCGTAACCAAACTGGTTTACAAGACCATATATCACAGCTTTTATGCCATGATTATACTTATCTTCCGGCGTTTGTCCCACTATTGCACCTGACGAATCCATTTTCCACGTGTATGCACGGGTCTGACCATCGAATGGATTGGGTACTGCACCAAATTCCGACAGTATGCCCAGACATTTATGGTCAATATGCATCCTAGGGTATCCACTAATAGGGTCCACCTTCAGAAAACTCTTCAATCTTTCCGTCCCATCGTTGATCTGAACCTTCTCAGAACTCATATACAGCCCTGTTTTAGCCATCCAAATCTCTGCAGGGGCAGGCATAGCCTGATGCTGGTAGCCTGCTATATCAATTACACCGTACTGTACGTCTTTCCACCAGTGTTTACTGATGGCTTTTTCGATGATTTCCTCAGTTACCAGACCGATTTCGTAGATTTCATCAAACACACGGACGGAATCATCTATGATCTGTACCGCTTCCAGAGCATAACCGCCAGCGTAGCCGGGATCAATCCAAATATGCACAGGCTCACCGGGGACATAATTAACTTCGCCGGAGTGGATTGATGCCCGAAAATCGCTGAAGACCAATCCTTTAGGTGGTACTGGCTTTCCCTCAATCCTCTCCATAAAGAAATCATCACTAGCCACAGACTCCAGTCTTCTTATCTCAGGATCATTACGCCCACCGGGATACAGGTGATGGTTCGAGTAACTGGGAAGGGAGAAACTCTGCTCGTCCCCTACCCCCGACTCCCACGCCGTATAAGTCTGAGGATACCATCCAAGAGAACTTTCAAACGTGCCACCAAGGAACAGCCACCCGCCTTTCGGCGCACACCTTCCCCGCATTCGGTAGAAGGTTTCCAGATCAAGTTGTGACGCTTCACAGCCAACGATACCATTGGGCGCTCGCATTGCAAGTGTTCTTGGGTCTTTGGCTGACTTGGTTTCGATTCGTGTCCCATCTGCCAGAACTATCCTGCCGGGATCGACCCTCTTACTTACTTCAGAAAGTATCCCGATCTTTGCAAAGTCTTCAGATAGATATTCAAACTCAGCACGGGTACGCTCATAGTCCGCAGCTACAAGCCAGTACAGTCCGGGGCTTTCATCCCGCATGAATCTCTGCAGTAGGAACTTCGATGCCACCATCGACTTACCAGCCTGCTCACCCCCTGCCACAAGGATGAACCGTTTATCAGAACCAAGTATCTTATCCTGCAGATCAGTAGGATGGAAATCCACCAGATCATATAGCTTCTCCGCTACCGCATCCACCTAGTACTTCTTCTTCTTGGTCATCTTCTGTCCAGTGCGCTTGGACGCTTTCTTGGCAGCAGCCTTACCTTTCGCAGTGTATGGATAATGTTTCTTACCTACCTTCGGCATATTCAACCCCCTTCTTTCGTTTATTCGTTCGCGAACGCATTTAGTTTAAACTCCGAGTGTTGCAGTGTTGCAGTCATAAACTATCAATGTAACACCACCTAAACTGATAGGTTTAAACTAGTTTTGGCCGATCGGACAAAACTATTCCCCGTCCAGTAACTTCATTCCGAGGGCAATAATACCACCAGTACATCCAGTTACCACAGCAATATACTGCTCGCCATCTCTTACAAGCGCCACTACAGATACAAGACCAAGCGTAAATATCGCCAGAATAATCTGGGGCCGTATCTTTCTAAAGAACTCATTCACAACAGTACGCCCCCCTTCTGGTATATCGGGAACCCAACTCGGACGCTGCACTATTTACGTTTACCATGCTTCTTTCCACAACCACATCTTTTACACATACATATCCCCTCTTTTATATATATTAATCTGTCAGAGGTTACCCCCACCATAAACACGAAAACCTAAGCCATGCCACCCTTCTTCTGTAGTATCTCATTCACTTGATCTAAAGCACTTTGCTCTTCTTCATCAGGAGCCTCGACTACAGGAGTATCTTTAGCCAGTTTCCTTAACTCAGTCAGTACACTCTTAGCAGTATCATCAGCCATCACTACAGTAGGTCTATACTTCATTGGCAAGTTAGCATTAAGCAATGTAATCAACAACACTGGATTACTCTTAGCATCTTGCATCTTCACTCTCTCTAATGCCAGTTGCTCTAGACCCTCACAGAACTGTAAGTCTGCTTCTTCATAACGACTTGCAAACTCTAAGTAATCTTCTGATATCCATTTGCTGATAGAAGCCTGACTAACACCTGCATATGATGCTGATACGCTCCTACTCCTAGTCTCTGAGTAGCATTTTAAGAACTTACTCTGCTTTCTATACGTTTTTCTCTTACCTACTGTTAGGCTCTTAATATCTATACTCATAAGCATAGTCTCCTTTACTTAGTATTAGTATTATATATGTATTATAGTACTTAGGTTTATACTCTCTATGGCGGTTTGTTTCGGATTTGTCAACTTTTGTGACTGGCTAGGCACGATTTGAGTTTACACTGAAATCCG